ACTACCAACACCAGCGTGTAATGATGCAACTACATCAAAACCAACTGCTTCAGCTCTACGTGCGATTTCAACGTCAACGTTTTTCTGCATTGCGATTCTGTATGCATCAGCACCAAAGATCGCCGCTTGTACGTTGTGTGAAGTTAAGCCAGTAACTGCGTCTGTTAAGTACGAAGTTGTGAACATTTGTACGCCTGCAATAGTTCCAAAGTAACCATTACGCATAGCCGTATTTTGGAATTCGCCACCAGCAAATGCATTAGAACCAATGTCTTTCATTAATTCATTGTATACGTTTGCATTTACGAAACCAAATAATGGACCTTGTTCGCCGTTTGCACGAATAGTTCCAACTGCTTTCATAATTTGGTCAACTGTTAAGTCTCTTGAACTTTCAGTGTTTTCTTGTTCAGTTGTGTTAGCGGCGATAACAGCCATTACTGTTTCGTCCCACTTTTTAGATACTGCCATACCTAAAACACGGCCAATTTCGTTTGCATCAATTGAACCTAAGTCTCTTAATACAGTACGAGCCGCGTATAAATTTACGTCAATATCGTTTTTGTCTGCAACAGGTGTTAAAACAGATAGATCATCTACGTTAGCGCCTGCTCTTGAAATTTCCTGTGCTGTAACGGCTTCCAATGAAGGTACTCTTAGTACACCAGTTGGTGCTGATACTACAGGGATAATGTTTCCACCAAGGAAGTAACTATTTTCGTGTGCATGAAATACAGTTGACGCCTTAATAGGAACCAATAGTTCATCACTATTAAGTGATGAGATATAGTTTGTTTGTGCCATTATATTTTCTCCTTTTGGCTTTTAATTAAACAATCCCGTTATTACGAGCTTGCTTATACAATTTACGATGATCTGGATTACTCATATCCAGATTCGCTAAATCAAATTTATCCACCTTATTTGGTGTTACATTAGATTTACTGTTTGTGCCGCCTGGAGTTGCGGTACGAAAATGTGGCGAATCTTTAAGAAAGGATTCTATTAATTCATCAATTTTCATTGGGTCGCCTTTTTCAGTATAACGTGGTTGTCCATTGTTATCAATTACTTCCACATTACCATCATCACCTAAACGAATTTGGTTTTTTACTAAAGCCGCTACTTGTTGAGGGTTAATTGCACCCAACTTACTTGCAGAGCTTAACACTGCACCATCAACTTTTACACTGTGTAATTCACCGCGTAATTGGTTAATCATACTGTCTTTTTTCTCTACGGTAGCCTTTAGAATATTTTCAAATTCTGCTTTAGACTTGGCTTCCTCCAGTCTTTTTGCTTCCTGAGCTTCCATCATTTCGTGATATTTCTCTGGAATAACCCCTGCATATCGTTTTTCTAAAGCACGTCTTTGCTTTGCTAAACGATCTTCAACTATACGGTCTAATTGGTCCTGGGTGAAACTAATATTAGACGTGTTATCCTGATTTTCTGTTGTATCAACAGCGGCTTCAGTAGCCTCAACCTGATTTTGTTCAGTCATTTGTCTTCCTTTTTTATTAACTGTATTTAGTCTTTTGCAAAATAATCAACGCTTTTAAGGTTCTCTATAAACCTTCTATCGTCCTGTTTTAACTTTTCTATAAAGTCTAAACTTGGCTTATAAACAATTATTTTACAATCGTCTTTTATAGTATGCTTGATATGATCATATATTACACTATATGAACCGCTACCAAGTCTGATTGTATCGTATACGCTCCAATCAATTTGCTTAATTGCTTGTATTAATGTATATTTTGTACAATCAATATCTAAGAACTTTTGTTCATAGAATTCTGTTTTTAATCTTTTTAGATTTGCACGAGTTATTTTTCTTAACACGCTATTTGTTTCAACTGTTGTTACCGTTTTGTGACTATGTCCTGCATACCAACTTGTTAAACCATATGCACTACACCAATCTAAAAAATCACCACCCCAATAATCGCCTCGCCTCATACCTGCTCCGCAATACTGTTGTGGTACTGTATTCATTTCCCAATCTGTTATATCAATACTTGTTTCTCTTTTATCAACCTGCCATAACCAAGGTATGTCTTCATTTTTTACGCTTGATGTATATACGGGTCTTAGTGCCAGCACTGTTTTAGGAGTTGGTACATACGTTCGCTTACGCTCCTGCCAATATTCATAATCGCCTTGACAATGATACGGAGTTGTATTTCTTACTTCACCCACTGGTCACCTATTCGTTATTAGAATCAAGTAACTCCTTTTTAGCAGTGTTGATATCAGCCTGTGTGATTTCTGGATGTAGATCTAAAATCTGTTGATCTGTTAAACCTTCCATAATCATTTCTTGTATATGACTACTTTTATTTTCCACTGTGGTCACTGGATGTACTAATTTATTTTTCATTATTGATTCATTGATTTCTTGCAACGCACTATCGTCGTCAACAATCGCACTTGCTATTGACATTTCCATATACTGTTTTAATTTACTGTCAGTAACGCCAATTTCTTGTGCTAACTTAAGGTTCATCAAATCCTGTTGTCTATCTCTTGTATCAAAACTATCAGGATACAGGATTTGGCCGTCCCACGCCGTATTTTCCCAACGACACCATAAACGCCAAATTTGTTCTTCTGCTAACTGGATTCCTGATGCTTTGTCACTTAACAGACTTGCTAAGGCTTTTTGTTCCACCATTAATGCAATACCTGAACGTGCTGAACGTTGTCCGCTTATGCTTTCTAAATGACTCATCTTTTCAATAGCCTCAACCTTGCGATTGATTGTATCAAGCAGTGTAGAAATATTCTGTCCGCTTGGCGTTAAAAGGTAAGGTTGCATCGCAATATCTTCTGGTACCGTAATCACCGCACCCGCACCCGCTGAAATTTCTGTACTTGCTGTACGAACAAGAGTGGGATGGTTGCTTAATTTAATCAATTGTGTGATTTCACTATAGTCACCATATATGCTACGCTGAAGTCCACTGATATCGCAAATATCACTAACTCCAATACCGTGTTTCCAAGTTCTGTTATTGTATAGTACAACTACTGGTATAGATCCTAAAGCATTGGGAATAACTTCTAAAATTTCCATATCTTCTTTACTATTTTTACCAGCTCGTACTATTGTTGTTTCTTCAGGTGTGTATATTCTGTAAATGTAATCATTTTCTGTTTTATCGTGTAATACTTTTAGATATACATATTCAACACTACCATTATAATTTTTTCTTACACGCCAATCAAGTACATTCTCAGGACTTACCATTGATAGATACGGTCTAATACCTTGACCCAATTCTTCAGCTCTTGTTCTTGCATTACTTTGTGGCTTATCAACGAAAATATATACGCTACCGTATATTCCTGCAAATTTAGAAGCCTCACGCATAAACTGGCTAAAACTTCTACCTTCCATATCCGCGTCTTCTAAGAAAGGTACTAAATTAGGATTGCTTTCAATTGATCCATATTCTCTTTCAATAGTTGCACCGTATATAAACGATGTATAACTATCAATCACTCTTCTGCAATGATTTTCTAAAGGTGTTTCTTCTAAACGTGTGTAATATTCACTTGCGGTTTCCAATTGATATTTCATCAAATATTCGCCGTTTCTATACTGTGCACCGCCATTGTATGAGTCAGAATATAAACGCCAATTCGCTATATTCGCCGCATAATCTGGGTGTACGTTATCAATTTGTTCTCTATTGTACATAATTGTAATCCTTGTTATTATTTACCAAATTTTACGCACTGCTGGTGCATTTATAGCCCATCGTGCTGGTTCATCCCGCGGTGTTATTATTTTTTTAAGTGGATATAGATATTCTGTCATATATGACAGTGCATCAGTTAAATGATCGTATCCACTATTTTTGTCCTGTTCATTGCTACCTTCACGGTAAGATAACTTATTCAAACAATTCATTAAACTTTTACATTTTGGGTCAATTATTAATTTACCACTTGCAAACGCACTATTCGTTGCGTTAATTCTATCTCTTACAGGCGGATGTGATCTTCTGCTATACACGTTGAATCCTGCGTTATGTAATATTTTATGATCCGTTGTTGTACTACTTGTTTTTCTTGCACTTCCACTTGGGTCAGGAAAAATATTAATTTGCTTATTAGGATATCTCTTTTTAATTTCATCCGCTAATTCAAATGTATTACTATTCATAATTTCTATTTCATCTATAACGTGTAAACCCTGTGCTGTTTGTACTGCAATTACGGCACTAATTGGCGAGACGTTAAAATCGTTTCCAATAAACAATCTATCAGGTACAGGGTCTTTATACTTTTGTACATTCAATTCATTAAAAGCATAATACACTAATCCAATATAGTCAACCCAATCTGCTAAAAACTCTTGCTTAAATTCTCGCTCTCCCATTTCTTGACGTGCGGCTTCAATTTCTGCTTCAGGTATTTGTCCACCTTCAATACTGGTAAATTTATATGTACTCCAACCATCCTGTGCTTGAGCCCACGTAAATAAATCATAGAAATGATTCTTACCTTTTGGTGTTCCAATCCACATCGCGTGTCCACCTCTATCTGCAAGTGCAGGTCGCATAACGGTCCATACTTCAGGATCCATATCAGCGTATTCATCAAAAATTACGAGGTCGCAATAAATTCCACGCAAACGCTGGCCTCCGCCATCTGCACCAGCGAGAACAATTTTACTATTGTTTTTTAATCTTATGGTCAATTCAGTTTCGTGTGTACTATGCACCCAATTCAAATTGTATAAACGTTCTTTTAACGGTTCCCACATAATACTTTTACACATACGGTAGGTAGGTGCAAGATAATATATAACACGGTTTGGTATTCGTGCAAAGTAACACATTTCTCGCATACTTAAAAACGATTTGCCAAAACGTCTTCCACCCGCAACTAAGCGCCAGCGATTTTTATCATTTGCTATCATTTGTTGCGGTTTCGTCAACTTCATTCACTTGTTCCTGTTCATTCCACGGTAATATTTCATTACTGTCACTAATTTTCGTTTCTGATTGTCCCAACATTTGTTTTCCCAACCATATAAGCATAGTTACATTACCATCCAACGCTACTTTCAATTGAGCCCGTCTTAAACTGTTTTTCGTTTCCATTTTCGCTTTTGTAATAATATCCGCGAAATGGTAGGTAATTGTATCAGCGGTTGTACCAAAATACTCCGCAATTTCCTTGATACTACAGTGTAAACGTGCTAATTTCTTAACTTCTTCAGGGTCAATAACCACTTTATTCTCACCGCGGCCCACTTGTAAACCTGTACGTTCTATTTTAACTTCTTTTGTATTTCCAGCCATTAACTTTCACCAAAGGTTTTACCTGTTTGTAGACAATATGCACTATTTCCAGTATATTCTTCCCAACGGCGTACTGCAATATCGCAATACATAGGGCT